GGTCATTTTATTCGCGTTCCACATTTGTGGGACATTCATCATTCAGGTGTGAGAGTGTGCATATGTCACATTAGACAGCGCTTTCATGCCAATATTCCCTATCTAGATACTGGTGTTGTATCTATAGTCATTTTGGCGGAGCGGATGTGATTCGTCCGTTCAGCCTGGGGTGCATGAATCGAAGGTAGCTGGTGGCAATATACGTAAGACCACCATGCCGCGGCCTGTAGTGGGCTGGTCATCTTTAGTTAATCGATACTTTTATCTTAACTTCCGGTATGGGCCACATATCGTTCATCATTCATATGGTTTCCCGATATATTAGTTCTGAAACACAATCGAGCACACGACTTATCAGCATCTTTAGGCGAGTTCTAAAGGGTTACACTGGTAGGAGCCGTTAACAATGGTCGTGCGTTTAGTAAGGCTAACGGTAGGGCATGCACTCTAAATTTATTTAGGTGTGATGTTTCTCACACCAACATTCTTTTATAGCCGCCGGGCTTAAAACGTTATAACGCCAAGATACACTTATACGCATACATACGATACAAATCAATTGCACAACATGTCAACAGTCGCAGTTTCTCGTATTCAACGTATTGTATCGAAGTATTACGAAGGCTCTGTCTTGCGCAAGAGCAAGAAGTGCCAACGCAGCTTTGAACTCTTTAACAAGAGGGAAAAGCGTGAGTGGAGAGAGAAGTTGCAACAGCAACTGGCTCGTTACAGGACGAACAATGGTTCCCGCGTGGTATACAGAGCATTTGACTCCAAGCCTAGAGGTAAGAATCAGTGGAAAATAAAGCGCAATTCTTCACAGGAGGAGGCCCTTCTTGATTTGCTCAATTGTGATGATACAGTCGAGCTACAGGGAGGTACTGACACCGCCGTGAAGGTTGCTATTGCTGCAGCTGGTGTTGCTGCTACAGCGTGTGCTTTAACAGCACGCCGGGCAATAAAGAGAGCAGAACATGAGGTTGGTACATTAGCCTCGCAGTTTAGAGCTCAGTTTCAGCAGTTTGTGGATTCATTGAAGAAGGTCGGAAAGTGGCTATTCAAATTTCTTGTGGCAGCTGTTGGTGCATGGTTTTTGCATCAATATGTGGCTGCTCCTGTGATTTGTGCCATTGTTCAGACTATGGTTCGCTCAAATGTTCCAGAGGCAGCCAATGTTATGGGCGTACAGAAACAGAGTTTTGGTGAGGTTTCGAGTTTGGCAGCATTATTGTGTTGCCTCATAGTTCCTAGTATGTCTGGATTTGCGGCAAAGGTTGCCGGCAATTTCATGCGTACTGTGGCTGTCTTTCCCAAGCTTTCAGACGGTTTGGCCACCTTCATGGATGCCCTTATTGACTATGTGGAAAAATTTGTCAACTGGATCATGAAGAGAGAGGGTGACCAGAAGTGGACTTTTGGTCGCAAGAAAGATGTAACCACGACATGGCGACAATCGGTGATCGACATTTGTCGAAAAGTTGATACTAATGCTCACGTTCCTATGGACTTGGTTCATGAGTTGAGGGACAAGGTCAAGGAAGGTTACGGTTTGATGCAATTTA